TGTTGATCATACCTGATGTTAGGAGTTTTAGCATTGTATATAAAAGTATAAAATCCACCTACATCAGGGATTGGTGTGACCGTACTGTTGAGGAGTTCCATGATTTTCATCATCATCTCTTCAGGATCATTCGTACTATTGTTGATTTGATTGTCTTCAAAGCGGTTCATTTGATCCCCAGTTCATTTTCGGTGATTACTTTAAACTGTATCATATGATCCTTACAAAACTCAACTGCTGCCTTCCACTTTGCCTGGTTCACAGCATAGGTCTTACATTCATAGATGTATGACTTGGTTTGTCTTTTAGGTTTCTTTGGTGGTTGAGTTTGTTTCTTTGGTTTGACTTCAACCACATATGTTTTGACTTGACCTGCGCTCTCCTTTACCTTTATAATGAAGTCAGGAAAGTAACGATGAACTCTATTGTCTACAGGTGATAGGTATGGAATCCAAAATTCCTCACTACCCCACTCCAAAATACTTTCATTCAGATCGCACCATCGGCAAAACTTCCTCTCCCAACTGCTACGACAGATAATATTATTTGGATCACCCTTATATTTCCTTGGATATGAAGGTTGATATTTACTCTTGATGCTTTCTCCCATACATAATATATAAGGTCAAAAATTATTTATAAATGGCTTCTGGAAAGAATGTAGCAGATCTCAAAAGGACTCTGTTAAAACCTGCATTAACATCTCACTTTGAGATTGCGATGGATAGTCCCTTCAAGGCAGGGGGCACACAGGGAGGACAAAGTTCTCTCAGTAAGTTTGGTGTTCGTTTTGAGCAAGATCAGTTAAATCTGATGTGTAGTGAGGTGTCCCTTCCAGGATCTAACCTCGCAACATTAGAACTCACCAGTGACCACACTGGTGTAACTGAGAGACATGCCTACAGAAGAATTTTTGATGACCGACTTGACTTCACATTCTATGTTGATGCTGCCAACTATATGCCCATTCGTTTTTTTGAGGCATGGATAGATTGGATTGTTGGATTTGATGAGGGTGATACTAAAGACACCTCATCTTATTACAGAGCAAAATATAGAGATGACTATGCTGTCGATGGTCTGAAGATCACCAAGTTTGAGAGAAGTTCTCCTTCTGCTAGATCTAGGGAGGAGGCAATAAGGAGAGGACAACCAGCAACTTCTCTTACATATGGATTTGTAAAAGCATATCCAATTAGTATCAACTCTATGCCCGTTTCTTATGAGGCATCTAGTCTTTTGAAATGCACAGTATCCATGACTTACATAAGATACTACATTGATAGACCACAAAGAATTGCCCCACCTGCTGACATTAGTGGTCGTTTTAATCCTCAACGTAACTTGAGTATTGCTGAACAAGCCATTCGGAATGCAAGTCAGTTCTTACCTCCAGCAGTTAGATCTGTTGCCAACGTTGCCTCAAGCATCCTTTTCTAGTAATAAATAATCACACTGAAAACTCTATAGGTTATTATGCCCTTACCAAAGATTTCTACGCCGTCTTATGAACTTGAGTTGCCATCAACTGGAGAGACGGTAAACTACAGACCCTTTCTTGTAAAAGAAGAAAAACTTCTTGTGATTGCTTTGGAGAGTGAAGACACAAAGCAAATCACGACTGCTATTCGTAACGTCATCCGTAACTGTGTCCTCACTAAGGGCATCAAAGTAGAGGATCTGCCTACGTTTGATATTGAATATCTCTTCCTCAACATTCGCGGTAAGTCTGTGGGTGAGGAGATTGAGGTTAATATCACCTGCCCAGATGATAATGAAACTCAAGTCAAGGTTACGATCAACCTGGATGACATTGAGGTTCAGAAGAATGATAAGCACGCCAAGAAAATCAAACTAGACAATAGTTTGATGATGGAGATGAGGTATCCATCACTGGATCAATTTATTAAGAGTAATTTTGATTTTAGTGAAGGTAAGAATGCAATGGATCAATCATTTGAATTGATTTCTTCTTGTGTTGATAAGATTTACACAGAAGATGAAGTATGGGCAGCAGCAGACTGTACCAAGAAAGAAATTAATGACTTCCTTGAGTCTATGAATTCCACTCAGTTTAAGGAGATTGAGAAGTTCTTTGAGACCATGCCCAAACTCTCACACACATTAAACGTCAAGAATCCAAAGACTAAGAAGGATAATGAGGTTGTGCTTGAGGGACTAGCATCTTTTTTCGGATAGCGATGCTCCACATGGATCTGGAGAGTTACTTTAGACTTAACTTTGCCTTGATGCAGTACCATAAATATTCTTTAAGTGAGATTGAAAATATGATGCCTTGGGAACGAGACATCTATGTTGGACTTCTCCAACAGCATCTTGAAGAAGAACGACTAAAGGAGCAGCAAAGAAAAGGCAATGGCGGTTGAAACCTTTGAGGGACAAACTAAAACTATTTCAGCATCCAAACTCATGGGTAGGGATGCTAGTAGTCTTTCTTTGGGTAAAGTAGGTGGTGGTCCATATGGCGGAACAAGTGCGACAGGTAAACTCGCAGGCATCGTAAGATCAAATAAAAAATCGATTGCAATAAACGCTGAGAAGATTACAAGACTGAAAAAGATTTCTGAACTTCAGTCTAAGAAAATTAGTGGTGATGATATTGGTAGCAAACTGCCAACAGAAGAGACTGCGATCCTTGATTCTCTGGATAATATTCTTGCGTTAATTAGAAACGAACAGAAAGAAAAAGATAAGTTACTTGATGCAGAAAGAAAAAGAAAGGAGAATAAAAAGAGAGATAAAAAAGAAAGTGGTCTTGAGAAGGTAGGTAAATCAATAAAGGAGAAAGGAAAGAAAGTCATTGACTCGATTAAGTCTCCTTTTGAAAAACTAATAGACGCTTTAAAAACATTACTGTTTGGAAAAATTGTAATTGATCTTTTTGGTTGGTTCCAAAATCCAGATAATGATAAGAAAGTAAAAAGCATTTTTAGATTTCTAAAAGACTGGTGGCCAACACTTCTAACAGGTTTAATTCTATTTGGGGCAACACTCCTTGGTCCAACTGGATTGGTGATTGCTGGTGTTGCACTTGTTGTTGGTTTTCTACCACAGATTATTGATGGTATAAAACAATTATTTGGATTTAAGGATGAGATAGAAACTGATGCTGACGATGCAAATAAAGAATTAAAGGAACAAGAAAAGGAAGTTGGCGCATTAAAACCAGAAACTCCAGAAACACTGAACCCTGCTCAACAAACTGGAGATAAGTTAGCGAAAGCACCTGAACCTCAAACAAAAGAACCACCAGTTCAGATGAAAGAGGGTGGTAAGGTTCCAGGTAGCGGACCAAATAAAGACACCATCCCTGCCATGTTATCACCTGGGGAATTTGTGATGAGTAGAGGTGCGGTTAATAAGTTTGGTTCTGACACCATGGCAAGCATGAATGCCATGGGTGGTGGAACTAATCGCCCATCGATAGTTAATAATATGGTGTATGCTAATACTGGTGGACAGATGCCAGGAGCGAAAGGAAGTGATGAAAAAACAAATAGACCGAAATCAACTAATATGACATCATCGATGATGTCTGGTAACACAACCACACCTAAAAATTCACCTGGGAAGAGAGCATGGTGGGACTTCTTAGGATGGGCAGGAACTGGTTCTGATAGTAGTGATGATAAAGGTGGTTCTCCTGATAAGTTCGCAAAAGATATGATCAAAGTCCATGAAGGACTGAGACTTGACAAATATATGGATAGTCGTGGATTCCCAACGATTGGATATGGTCACTTGATCGAGAAGGGTGAGACTATGCCCGACCGCATCTCTCAACAGAAGGCAGATGAGTTGTTTGATAAAGATTATGGGCATCATAAGGCAGCTGCCATGAAGATCCCTGGGTATGATAAGGCGAGTGGAATGCAGAAAGCAGCACTGATTGACCTTACATTTAATATGGGTCCTGCATGGGCAGATGGATTCCCAGCATTTAAGAAAGCATTTGCTGCTGGCAACTATGAGCAAGCAGGAAATGAGTTGATTGATAGTGCTTACTATGGTCAAGTTGGTAGAAGAGGACCAACGATTGTTAATTTGATCAAGGGTAAAGGTGCCGATAACGTAGCATACCTGAAAGACGTGCCCAAACCCGCACCAGGGTCTAGTCAACCACAGATTGCTTCATCTGGATCATCCTCTTCTTCATCCTCCACATCATCGAGTCCTAATATACTTGAGATGGTCAGAAATCAAGCATTTGGTTCTTCTGCTTCTACTCCCAAAATGACGGCATCAAACCCAAGACCAGCGGTCAAACCACCAGTGAGAAAATCTGGAGCGTCAACTGAAGCACTTGTTCAGGCACAGGAAGCACAGCAAACAGCACAGCAGGAATCAACTTCCTCTGGTGGTGGAACAGATGTGCCTGCGTTCAGTGCTACTGCTTTCCGTTCAGGGCATAAGATTAAAACTCTGGGAATCGTAGCATAATATGGCAATAGCATCCAAGTTTCTACCACGAGTTAAGAAGAAAATCATCGCAGTTGAGAAACTGTTGGAGGGATCGGTTGCTGCTGAAAAGAAAAAGATTGATGATGCGAAGAGAGAGGCATCGGAAGAAAGGAAAGCAAAGAGTGAAGAAAAGTTAGAAAAGAAACCAGATAAGAAAGATAATCCTCTAACAAAGGTCCGAAAGAAGACCGGTAATTTCATAGAAAATTTCTTTGTTAATATGTTGATGGGGTTTGTTGCCCTCAAGTTCTTAGAATTTACTCAAGATAAAAACTTTAAAGGGATTCTTGAAGGAATTGGTGGTGCTCTTGATTTTCTTTATAACACGGGAGGTATGATACTGAACGCTCTAGTGACGTTCATTGATTGGGGATATTCTTTGTATGATTCATTCCGAGGGTGGGTAAAAGATTCTTTTGGTGAGGAGGGTGTTAAAAAGTTCGACACCTTGATGAAGCACTTAAACACATTCTTAAATGCTGGACTGATGGCAGTTCTGGCATTCAAGAAGTTTAAGTTTCTAGGAAAAGGTCTTAGAAATATTGGTAGATTTTTTGGTAGGATTTTTAGGCGAGGACTACGAGCCGTTTCAGGTTTACTAAGCAGAGGAGTACAAGCAGGAAGAAGTTTATTAGGAAGAGGACTACAAGCAGGAAAAGGTTTACTAGGTAGGGCATTTGGTGCTGGAAGTAGATTTGCTACAAGTGGAGTAGGTAATTTTTTAGCAAAAAGAGCATTTGATGCGAAAATGGCAGCAAAACCAATACTAAAAAGCATTGGTGGAATTGCAGGTAAGTTTCTCGGTAAAGCATCAGGTATTATTGCGCCTGCGATCAAGGCGGGACTGCCAATCGCAAAGGGATTTCTAAAAAGAATTCCAATCTTTGGTTCTCTTGTCGTAGCATTATTGTCCTTGCTGTCGGGAGAACCGGTAGGTCAAGCATTGTTTAAAGGTGTTGGTGCAGCACTCGGTGGAGCCCTTGGATCATTTATTCCTATTCCAATTCTCGGAACTCTACTTGGAGAAGTAGTTGGTACATTTATTGGTGATGTTCTTTACTATGGAATTGTAAAAGGCGATTGGAAGAAGGCAGGAGAAGTATTTGGACAAGGAATAAAAGCAGCTCTTAGTGCTGGAAGTGCTGTGCTTAAATTCCTAGGTGATGCTGGTAAGAGATTTATTGATGACTTCCCAATGGTAGATGTTCCTGACTTTAAGTTGGGATCTCTGGTTGGAGACATGCTGGCAAAAGCAAACCCAATGCTTGATAAGATTGTTAATTTTGAGTTGAAACTGGACGGAAGAGCAGCATTTGCACTAAATCTTATCCCAGGAATTCCTGAAGAATTCAAGACTGCCTTGAAGGAAGGATTCTCAATCAAAGGAATACTTGATGGTCTTCCTGGATTGAGAGAGGTTCTGGGAGTGTTTGCTCAATTCATTCCTGGTCTGGACAAACACATTAAGAATGGGGCATTGATGAAGATTCCTAATCTTCTACTCTTCACACTACCTGGATTTCCATTCCTCATACCACACATTGGAAAGTCACTGCTCCCTGGAATATTTGGAAAAAAACCGAAAAAACCAGCCACTAATGCTGCACAACCTCCAGATTCTGGTGGTGGTTTTATGGACTTCTTAACTGGTGGTGCTAGCACTGATGCTGCTACTACTGGTGGTGGGCAACCAATGCTAAGAGGAAGTGATGAGGGTGGAACTGGCATACCTGATGAGGGTTCTGGGACAACTGCTAGCGGGACAACCAGTAAGAGAATGACCACAGGACCAGCTGGATATGACAGGATTGGTGCGGGTGCCGCATATCACGTTGACACCAAGTTCCACAGTAGTCTTGGAATGAGTGGAATGATATCTGCAATGGATCAAATGGCAAATGCGTATGCAGCAAGAGGTAAAGAGATTGTCTTCTCTGGTCAGGGATATGCTAGATTGAAAGCATATAGTTCTGAATTAGACGCAAAAGAGAAAAAGAAATTATTGAATAGTGCCATAGATGCACATAGTCACTCTACTTTTATGAGAGCACAAGGATTCAAACCTTTTGATTATTATATTCCAGATATTTCTGCTAACCAAGATTTATATCATCCATCTACAGAGAAAGCAGAAATTTTGTTACCAAACTTTGGCGGTGAGACAAAGGTAGGTGCTCTTTATGGTGGTTATGGTAAGAGTGCTGACATGTTTGATTCTTCTGGTAAGCACATCGCCATGACGGGTCACGGAGACCTAGCATATGCAAAAGGTGGATTCACCAGGGCGATGGCACATAGAGCGATCCTTGGTGAAGAAGGAAAAGAATTCGTCATCGATGCTGACTCCACTGCTGCTCTGGAGGGAACGTTCCCAGGTTTCCTACAGGCAATTAACAAAGCAGATGGTAATGCCGCTCTTGAAGTATTGAGAAGTTATGCTTCGTATGAGTCTGATGAACCCGAACAGGTTCTTGTTCCTGTCGGTGGTGCTTCTGGTGGAACACCAGCACCACAACAATCTGGAGGAGTTGTAAAACAACCTGCTGGTGGCGGTGATGATCCATTTGAAAGACTCTACATGGGTGGTTAAATAGAACTACGAGGTAATCATAAATGGCAGCAAAAGAATCATCACCAGCCAATATTACACAAGCAGATATTGTCTCTAATGAAGACAAGAAAAAGACTGTAAGTATTGTTAATGGTATTATAGAATTAAAATATTTTGAAAGTATTCTTCAGGACAGTGTTCGTGCGTCCATAGTTTTTACTGATGCTGCTGGACCAGAAGCACTTGATGGTAAGACTGCTTTGGATGGTCTTCCTATTGTTGGTACAGAAAATGTGAGTTTGAAGTTTGAGGATCTCAAAGAAAACAAATTAGAATTCAGCACGTCAAAGAAGAACAGTTTATATGTCAACAAAGTCACTCCAATCAGTGATGACAGCACCAAGTCGATGGTTGCTCTGGATTTATCATCAAAAGAATATTTGATGAATGAGAAAGTTCGATTGAATACTAGATATGATGGGAAACTTTCTGATCACATTAAAAAGATATTAGAAGATCAAAATCTACTTGCCACAGAAAAAACTATTGATATTGAACCAACATCAAATAATTATAACTTCATTGGTAATAACAAGAAACCATTTTACACAATTAACTGGTTGTCAATGAGATCAGTTTCAGCAGAGAACCAGAAACCAGGGGAGACTGCTGGTTACTTCTTTTACGAAACATCAGAGGGATATTTCTTTAAGTCAATTGATGGGTTACTATCACAAGATAAGAAGAAGTCTTACATGTATAATCAATCTCCTGATGGCGAGGTTGGTGTTCCTGAGGGATATGATGATAAGGCACTGGATTACACCAAGGATAACAAGGTCGATGCTCAAAGAAAGTTGATGCAGGGTGCTTACTCCACAAGGATTGTTGTCTTTGATCCATTTACATGCTACTATGAAGTTCTAACACCCCCGGCATCAGAGGAGGCAAAGACAGCAGGAAAGAAATTACCAACATTAAATCCAGAACTTGATAAGGAAGGGAAGAATAAAGAGTATACAAGAACAACTTACATGTTGTTGGATAAGGGAACTCTTCCCACAGGTAAGACAGAGCAACAACTTGAAAAGTCAGAGGAAGAAAACTTTAAACCCAAAGATACACTCAACCAAGCAATTATGCGCTATAATCAATTGTTCGCAAGTGGAGTTGAGATGACAATAGCAGGAGATTTTTCTCTCCATGCTGGGGATGTTTTATTTGTTGACGCACCAGAACTGCAGACAGACACAAAGAACGATGAACCAAACAAGCAATCTGGTGGTCTATATATTATAGCGGACTTATGTCATTATATTTCTACTAAGGGAACATACACCAAATTAAATCTAGTCAGAGACTCCTTTGGCAGAAAAGGCAATCATTCTAAGTAAGCACTATGGAAAGTATCGAACAGCACATCAAGAAAGATCAACAGATCCTTCAAGATCCCACAACAAATCCACAAATGCGTCGTCACATTGAAGGCGAACTGCATGAACTAGAAGAATACGCAGAGCACCACAAGAAAGACATCGAAGCAGGAGATCATCACGATCCAAACTACCTAGAACTTTTCTGTGATCAGAATCCATCTGAACCAGAATGCTTAATTTATGACGATTGATGGAAGGAAACGGACTATTTAATCCTGGTTTTTTAGGTGCTAACTTTCTATGGTGGGTTGGTCAGATTGCTGACGACTCCACCTGGAGAGATAATATTTCCTCAGGAAAATTTACGGGTGGTGAATCCATCGCAGGTTGGGGAAGAAGATACAAAGTCAGGATTGTTGGTCTACATGACAAAGAAGAGGAAGCAGTAAAGTCCGATCAACTTCCTTGGGCACAAGTCATGTACCCCGTCACTGCTGGTGGCGGTAATGCGAACTCAGGGCAAACACCTAATCTCCGCCAAGGGATGTTTGTCTTTGGGTTCTTCATGGATGGACCTGATCAACAGGTCCCAGTTATTATGGGTGTGCTTGGACATAATGAGCAGACCCCACTCAAAACTAAGATAGGAGAAAACGACTCCAACTTTGCTGCTACCAGTGGTTTTGCTGAAGGAAAGCAACCCAAGTCTCAGGCAACGAAAGAAACAGTGCCCGATGAGGGTAAGGTTACTGAGAAACCAAGGAGTGCTGAACTAGCAAAAGAGTCTGCGCCATTACCCAAGAAAGCAAAGCGAAATAAGTATGGTGTCAAGGAGGGAACAAACCTCTCAACAGCACAGCAAGCAGATGCGAATGCAGAGCGAGCAAGAATTAATGAAGAGATTGCTCGTGGTGGTGCCCTAGCACTTACTCCTGAACCAGAAAGATCAGCAACGATCAAAATTCTAATTCAGGATGCGATCGCTACAGGGACAGCAAATAGAAAGAGAGAAGCAGATGCTCCTACCTCTCCTAATGTTCCTGGAGCAACAAGAGAAGGCACTGCTAATGTTCACCAACAAAGTGCTGCTGATCTGGTAAGAGATGATAAGTTGGAGGAGAAGATTCCTCTGTCGAAACCAGAGACAAAAGTTCAGTCAGCAGTAAAGAATATTCAAACTGTCATTGAAACTCTCACCACAAAGTTAGATAAGTATCTGAACGCAATCACAAGTTACGCTGATGCTGTTTCTAGTCGTGTCCCAAGTTTAGATGGTATTATTGACAAAGCGACTAGAGAAATTCAAAAATACATGAAAGTTATTTTTGATAAGGTATTGGACTACACGATGAAGACTTTGAACGAAGGTCTTACTAGAGTTGTATCTGCTCTACCTATTTCTATGAGAGCAAACTTCTCTGATATGAAAGAGGAGATGACTAAGAACATCATCGGATCTTTTGAGGGAATCACAAATGGTCTTGGTGGTTTAATCAAAGGACTTCTGAACAAGGCATTACAACCTGATAAACTTGAGGCAGCAGCAAGAGAAGCAGCAGGAAATGCAAGTCCAGATCCTTATGATAAGAATGCTGGAATCTCTACAGATGGTGGTCCACCAAAACCAGTCAAGAACAAGAAGATAAAAGTTCCCATTTGTTATGCTGAGGACCTTGTTGGTGATGCTCTGGCTGCCAGTGCCGGACAAATTAATGATGTTAATAATAAAGCACTAGAGGGTGTGAACCTTTATGTGGATGATATGAAAAACCAAATTGCCTCATTGTCAGGGACTCTTGGTTCTTCTAGCACTTCTCCTAGTCAGGGAAAATCACCAAAAGATGATATTGGTGACACTATTCTGACGCAACTGACTGGTGGATTATCTGAGATTGGTAATATTACAGGTAG